CATTCCAAAATCGCGCAGACAAACCACCCAATTTTCGGGTGTAATGTTCACCTATATATTTTAGGGTTCCGTACACATTATCCATATTGAACATCGTACTCGAAGCGAATATAAACTTCTTGTTCGCGAGAAGATTGAACGTGTTTATCATGATCATGTTATTTCGATTAATGAAATCTAAATCAACATCCCATATGTACTTCGCACCACCGACATCGTACGCAAGGAAGAATACAAAGTCACTCGCATCTATAGCAGACTTTAATCTATACACATTGAGAGAATTACTCATGTCATGTTCGCTCCTCAATTTGATATCCCAACGCACGACACAATGACCGTGGTCCTCCAGGACTTTACATACTGCAGTCCCTATTACACCTTCTGACCCTAATACGAGAATATTCATACATATTAAAATAAAGATATCTTTAAGTATGAAGCCCATAGCTGTGAATGTCTATATGCTTCTCATGTTCTTGTCGTACGTGATGCGTAGGACAGGGACATTTTCATTGGAAGAAAAGGTGAAGATGATTGAATTTTTAACTCACATGGCACTCAACCCCAACAAAGTGGCGAACCCGAGCATCCCATTCTTGAGCTCAGCGTCGGGGGTGAAGACTGCGAATTCCTCCGTTGCGAAACTCTCCGCCGTGATGAGAGACGCGAGCGCCAGTGTGGTGACAACACCCGTCGCAGCGATCGCATACACAGGGTCTTCAACCTGTTGAATCAGGTTTTCTCCAGACATCGTCTAGTTCATAGACCCCCAAAGCACCCCTCGCATCGCCGAACGACCATTGAGCACCTCGGTGAAACGAACCTTAGGGTTAGGTTCAGCAGAGGTGCGGGTCGTAGACGCGTTGCGACGCGCAAGTGAGAGTGGAACTCATTACTCACGTTTCTTCTCCTTAAGCAAGATCTTGTTCAGTACGTATAATTGGATGATGATACTCACTGAGGTGTAAAGTGTTGCCATGTTGAGACCATATTTTCGGTACTGATACACAAACCAGAGACAACTCGTGACTAAACCAAGAAGTATCGCATTTTTTGTGTTTATGTCAATGTCTTCTACGTTTTTTACCTGATCGTACATCTGGAAAAGACCCAGGCCCATCGCGACACTAGAGATAATCTCGTCCATTTATATTCATATATATTATAAATGGAAGTACTCTTACAAAAATTTAACGGAAAGATCGATGCCCAAAGTCTCATGAAGACTATCGAAGAACTCAAAGTAGAGTACATCGATGATGGTCTCACAAAGGAAGATATCCCCCCGATCCTGGTACGTCTCGTGATGGAATCTCAAAAGTTCAAGAAACTCCCAGGTCCCCAAAAGAAGAAGTTGGTCATCGGCGTACTGAACCACCTCATCGAACAGATCGATGACGGCGAGAAGGACTCCGAGTTTGAGGTTGTTCTCAAGGCCCTCGTACCCCCCATGGTCGATAGTTTCGCCATGATGCTCAAAGCAAAGAAAATGTGTCTCCCTTGTTTCGCTTAAGGTTTTACAGAGTAAGTAATGTAGCATGCGATTTCCATCACTAGAGGTTATGGTTCGTTATGGAATCTATACAGTCAAGGAACTCGAACGATTCGCAAAGGGACTCACCCCAAAAAGGAAGATTAACATCCTAAGTGAGTGTACAAAGTGTGACTTTGTATACGATGGAAGTTTGTGCCTCAATTGCCACCCATGAAATACTGCACAGTGACAAGTTATATGTCTCGGGGACCTGTCACCATAAGCAATAACCACATGTGCGCCGAGCGACAACTCATACGACAGTTGTATAGGACGTGTTTACAAAAGGGGTACAAACCCCATCAATTTACAGAATGGTTACACAGAAAACACGGAGAACTCATCATAGAACGTAAAACGATCTATGGAGATGCTATATCTTTACCGTGTGTTTTGTGTAGAAAAGTCATGGAGAAGTTCGACATATGTTGGGCCGCACACGATGGCGAGGGGTGGGTACACAGTAAGAAATCAAAGTGTGTACCCAGATCATTACCCACAGCTAAACAGAAGCGGAATTTAGGGTTTGGTTGTAATGACCAGCCCCAACGCTGACTCCAAGTTGTTATGACTTCGCTGGAGTGGTTTCGTTCGCTTTAGTTTTAGCGCAGTGTTCCCAGTAGTCGCATTCTTTATTTCATCCATCCTCTTCGTGTTTGAAACAAAGGGTATCCTATTGTCCACGTACGGCTCACTGATGACCTCTTTCGGGACATCTCTGTCGAGCGTATGATTTTCCCGAAACGTCTCGATCGTGAGATCCCCCCCAAACTCTTGTAACCTAAATCTATTCGGCGCGGGTTTCACGGGTCCAATCTGATTGAACATCTTTTTACGCATCATCACTATGTTCCCACATACGATACCCCCTTTGGTTAAACCGTATTTTTCTACAGCGTATGTTTTCATACAACTCCAAGAACAAAAATGACCGGATGTAAAAAATTTGTTCCGTCTATCGTCGTATTTAAACGGCATACTTAAAGGTGTCGTATCGAAATCGTGACAGCACCACCAACACCACATAAATATGTTGATTATTTTCTCTTTAAATAGTATATGTCAGGAGGACAGCCGATCATAGTTATGGCACCCCAAAGAAGTGGTGGAGGTGCGGGGATACTACTCTTATTTGGTATGTTTTTCATTCTCATGATGATCATCATTTTGTTTTGGGTCATATATAAACAACAGAAACAGAAAGGCGGTGGTGGTGGTGGTGGTGGTGGACAGCAACGTGCGAAGGTGAATGAAACATCCCTTCAAGAAAGTAAATCAATGATTCGCGCAGTAGGTGCAGGGGCTGGTCATGACACAGATGTATTAGAAGCAGAATTGGAAAAGTCTGTACAAGAGGAAGCTGCGAAAAGTTGTATGGTGGATCCACTCAGAGGTGGACAATGTAGTCCAAACTATACTTTAGAGGGTGGGTGTTGTTATCCAGACGCGAGTGCCCCACCAAATCCAAATGCGGCGAAAGTGCAGTTGGTGAAAGAACTCGCGATCGGGATTGGTGGTGGTACACTCCTTGAAATGTTATTGGTGGCCAGTATCACACGAGCTTCTGGTACAGCGGGTGTGAAGGCTGGTGCAGCGGGTGCTAAGGTTGGTGCTGCGGCGGCGAGGACTACTGCTGCAGGTCTGAAGGGTGGCGCCGCGGCTCTGAAAGCTGCGAAGGCCGCTACTGCTACTGCGAGAGCGGCGGCCGCGGCGGTGAGGGCTGCCGCTGCGGGTGCGAAGGCTGCTGCTGCTGCGGGTAAATATGCGATGGCCGCAGCCGGTGGTCCTATTGGTTTAGCAGTTGCGGTAGCCATGTTAATATTTGATGCGATATCCATAGCATTGGATATGACCGATTCGGGTGGATACGATTCACAAACAACTAATGGTACACTAGACATGCTCAAACGCATAATAGATTACGAAACCGCGAAAGCTCTGGAAATCGAAGGAATCGAGTATCCAATACTTTTCCCATTAGCCGTTGCCTACCCCGAAGAATTTGATGCTTCGATGAAGTACGCGTTGTCACAAGTAGAAGCAACTCACATGTTAGAAGAAGTGCTCAAAGATGATGTACTTCTGAACGCGGCTGCCGATTTTATAGAAGCGTCGGAAGAAGAGCCAGATGTTGAAATGCCCCAGGTACTTTCGGATTTTTTATTCCAACTCCCAAGACGTTTCCATGTGGAACGTGATAAACATATCTTCAACAAACTCCAAGAACTCTTGGGTCCCAAGAGCTACATGATAGAACTCTACGAAGGTTTGAGCACACCCGATCGTGTCGCCGTGACATTATCTCTGCGTGGTGTCCAAGAATGGAATGATAATAGTAAAGCAACTTGGTTCGCGAACAATGATCTCTTCAAACAACCAGATCCTCCCCCAGCTGGTGAAGATCCTTGGGCGGCTCTCTACACCGATACCTATTACGTGTATGAGTCCGGTCCATCCAATAATCCCGTCATGGTTCCTAAAAAACTTCCCGTAAAAACAGCACTCGGTTGTTTCTATGGGAGTCTCGTATCCTATTGTGAAAAGTCGAGAAAAGTTAAATCAACCTCACCCACCATCAATCCAAGGGATTTGGGTGTTAAGTTCGAATATGAGACTGGTGTGTGTAATTTTACACGAGAATACTGTAGTCGGTACGGTCTAGAATTTAAAAATAATGATTGTAAAACAAGACCTGGTCAGGGTGTCGCCGAAATGATTTTTGGTGAGGTGGTCACACGAGGATTTATTAGAGCTTTCACATCCCCTCCTTCATACGCTAAGAAATCCGAGGGTCCCGCCACCGTGGGTGCCTGCCCACCAGGTATGCGTGATGATGGGATAAACTGTTGGCTCGACCCAGTATATAGAGGTCCGGGAAGTCCTATGGGATGTAAAGATGGTCAAGAAAAGAAGGGTCAGTTGTGCTACTCCAATTGTCGCGATGGGTACAACTCGAGTGCTCTTGATTGTGAAGGATCTTGTCCAGAGGGGTCGGAAAATTCTGGATTCCATTGTACCCAATGGATTCACTCGTACATTCCCGATTGGGATTGGAAAAAATTTAAATTAAAAGGTTGCCGCTCTGGATTTAAATACCGCGGAACGACATGTAATGAGGAGTGTCTGCCCGATTTTGATTTTAGATCGGGTGCGGTGGGTTCTGCATTCTGTAATAAAACGAGAGGGCGGTACTCGAGAGCTGGTGATCCTAAACCATTAAGTACGTGCCCATCCGATAAAGAAAAGGAAGGACTCGTGTGTTATCCAAAATGCTCAAATAAGGGAGACCAAGGACAGTATAAATATAACGGTGTTCTCGATTGGTGCCAGCCCGAGGGAGCGGGTGGTGTCAAGAAGGGTCTCGGTGATCGGTGGGAATGTCCCGAGGGGTCTTCGAGTATAGTCGGAATTTGCTACAAAGACTGTAAGCCAGGCGAGAGTGATGATGGTTTATTATGTAACCCACCATAATTAAAATCTAAGAATATATAAATTAATAATGGCATCAATTGCGAGAGCAGGTGGTGCCGCGGCTGGAGTAGGTTCTGCGGCTGCGAGAGCAGGTAGTGCTGCGGCCGGAGCTGGTGCTGCGGCTTCCAGGGGACTCGGTGACCTCGCGGGCGTCGGTGCCCGTGGAGCTGGCGACTTCACAGGCATCGGTGCTCGAGGAGCTGATGACCTCGCGGGTCTAGGCCGTGGAGCTGATGATCTCGCCGGAGCAGCCGGAGCTGGTGCCAAAAAGTCTAGTTTTCTGGCGAAGAATGCGAACACGTTACTCGCGGGTGGTGTCGCCGCCGGTGGTCTCATTTACCTCGATCGAATGTACGCGGGGGCGAAGGAGGATGTCAAGGATTGTATGAAAGTGTGTCTCCCTGATAATTGGGACGATCATGCGTACGGTGACTTGAAAAGTACTGAATTAGTATACAAGGAGTTGGACGACGTCGGTGAGCAACCCGTGTGTACCGCACAAATTGAAGATTGTGGTAAATATTGTGGTGAAAAGTGTGAAGACATTCACGATTACGATGCCCCAGGTACCAATTTCCTGAAAGGTGCGGGTGGGGATGCCGCCGAAGGGGCGACAGATCTCTTCAAATCTATATTCGGAGACATATTCGGTGATTTGGGTATAGACTCTACCACTATGTACGCATCATCGAGTGCGTGTTCCCTCTGCTGTTGCATGCTCATCATCATGATGGTCGTCTTAAAGTAAACTTAAAGATATTTTCATTCTTTATACCAATGATACTCTCAATAGACGTTGGTATAAGGAATTTAGCGTTGTGTCTTCTCGATCAAGACCTCATCCGTGAATGGGATGTCGATGGGATCCCTCCCCAACACGCCGACGGTGTGTACATGTCTTTAAGGGATCACTTAGATGCGAGACCTTGGGTACTCACCGCTAAGACCATTCTCATAGAAGAACAACCATCCTTTAATAAGAAAATGGTTTCCGTCATGCACTTTTTACATGCCTACTTTATCATTAAGTGTCCAAAGGCGGAGACCATCATTTATCACGCCTCGAATAAGATTCCAGATATCGCCGGTCCCGGGAAGGCACAATACAACAAGAGGAAGAAAGCCTCCATAGAGCGGTGTGAAGCCTTCATCCGTAGCTCCCAGACGAACGCACACTGGGTAGATACCTTCGTAAAGTCCAAGAAGAAGGATGACCTCGCAGATACCGTGATGCAAGCTCTCTCCTTCGTGAATAGGACTGAGGTCGTCACTAAAAAAAAGAAGGTGACAAAGTTAGTTGCTCGAAAACCCAATGAGAATCAAAAGAGGACAAAGTACTCCAAATGTAATTTAGCATGGATTTATTTGAACAAAGTAGAATGTGAAGTCCTCGAGAAGAACAAGAGGTTCATGAAGGACCTCAAGAGGTACTATCGGGACATCGAGGAGTTGAAGAAGGCTCTGGAAGCTTAACCACGATTTTAGTGTCACCGAGAACCTCTTTCAAAATAGTTGCTTTAGTGCGCGCATATTCACGTCCATATACACGTCTAGCTTCTTTATTCTTCTCGTAATATTCTCTTTGCTTTTGTTTAATGATTTCCTTATTTTGTTCTTCATACTTTTTCTGATAAGCCTTCTTCACTTCGGGATCCTTGTGAGGCATTCTTATATAGACTGAGAAAGTTATTTTTAACCTAATTGAATAGTATACTTTTCCAAAGTAGAACGTTTAGGCAACTTACCTGTTTCTTTCATTTGACGAATCACCTTTTGACGGGCATGGTTAAATAAAAAGTTTGAATCTTCTTGATGATCATATACGCATTAAAGACCCCCGAGGAGCGTAAAAAAACTGGTTTCATATAATATATGTCACCTCACTTTATACGTTGATGCACGAGAAATTATATATCCCTTAAAAGTAGAATGAAGGTTCATATCGTCGGAGCTGGACCCACTGGGATGTCTCTCGCGTGGGAATTACTCAAGTCAGGAGAACACCAGGTCACGATATACGATCGAAAAATGTCAGCGGGTGGTTCGTGGTGGGAACCGAGTGAAGAAGTCAGAGATCTTCATGCACACCGGATCGTGTTCGATCGCGCGTATATCAATACACAGTCACTCTTCAAAGAGATGGGTATCTCGTGGGATACCATATTTCAACCGGCAGATGGAGACCATGTATGGTTCGCCCTACGTTCTCTCAGTGTCAAAGATTATGGAACTCTCATTGCTTTATTTTCAAAAGTACTCTCACAATCTACAAAATACAAGTCCATTTCATTGAAGGAGGCTGTGGGAACCTTGAGTGAAAGTGGCCAAGCTGTCATCGAACACCTCCCACTCATCATGGATGGTGTGACTTGGAATGTCATGTCAGCCTATGAATTCGTTCACAACATAGATCACGTCGGTCTCTCCAAGACCTACACGCAACGCGTTTCAGGTAAAGTCATGTGTGATGCGATGGAAAACGCAGTCATGGAAGCGGGTGGAAATTTTGTGTTTAACACCGAGTTGGAAAGTGTTTCGTACGGTGAAAATAGTTACATCGCCAAGTTTTCGGGTGGGAAGCGTATACAAGATGGTATGCTCTTTTTATGTCTCGATAACAGTCCAGCCTTGAAACTACTCGCAGATAATTGGGGACCTGACGCTGACAAGAAATTGAGGGAAAGTACTTACGGAGCTATAAACGTTCTCTTAGATTATGAAGATCCTATTACGATTGAAACAGATCTCGAGATTGCTACAAAAACGAGATGGAATCTTCAACCGAAAGTTCTCTCAGATGGTAAAACGGTTTCGTGTGTCATATGTGATCTCTCCGATGATGTCTTGCGATACGACCCAGCTGGATTGAAAGCAGAGGTACTGAATCAACTCAAGCTCCCAGAACCTCGGGATATGCGTATCGGGTGGGGTGCGCATTGGAAAGGTAAAAAATGGGAATTCACACAGTCCTCGGGGGTTCTCAGTCTCCACGGACAACTCCCATTTTTCGGGAAATGTTCCAAGGTGGCCATGTGTGGTATGATGTCCCCTAGAAAGACACCCTATTCGAGTATCGAGGCGGCTGTGGAAGTGTCTAGAGCCCTCAGTCACCAACAATTTGGGACGCGAGAACCTCTTCAACCTATTCTTCTGTCACAGGTTGTGGTACTCACAATTGTGGTACTTATAGTTTTAATTCTAATTTATCGTAATAGGTACCAATGAAGTTCGTCACCAAAGTATACGAACCCATGTACGAGCACAACGAAAAAAAGTATATCCGTTTCACGGTTCCCCAAAAAGTATCGGAAATGATAGAGCGAATGCATGCGAATAGGATACACCTCCTCACGAATACGAGTGTGAGTGACCCACTCGATGGTCGGGTTCTAAAAGTGAAGGTCCCGTTCCGGTATAGGAGAGTGATGTGTAAAGTTACGGGGCGTCCGCTACAGTCTCTTATACGGGATGATGAAGTTGAAATCGAAGTGGAATTCAAAGGTATTTGGAATACAGGAGATTACTCAGGATTTTCTTGGATACTATCGAGTTGTTCAGTCGTGGACTGATTGGGGTCATTGGGGAGTTCAATTTGGGTGAGACCACCCTTCTTGAATCCCTCGAAGGTCTGGAGCATACCCTGAAGCCTAAATACTTCTTGGGTCAACTGCTCGATGTTCATGCGGAGCTTCTTAATGTTCTCTTCAACGTCGACGGTAGGCATCTTATACTCATTTAAAGTTTATCCTCTTTAAATAAGTATGCTTACCAGAACCGGATACATAGTAACCGAAGGTCCAATTCAAGAAATTAAAAAGGAACTCACAGTAAGACCAGTAGTCAACGGGGATTATGGGTTTCCTCCACCGCCTTTCAAAGTTTTCAGACCAACTAAGAATGGAGTGTGCGTTCCAAGATTCTATGGAACTTCTAAACTTGGAGAACCCCGAGAAGACAAACGACCCGAACCTGTTAGAATCCGGACCAAGTTCGTCGGCCAACTCCGAGACGCCACCCACCAGAACGAGGCACTCGCAGCAGCAATTCAAGCAGGCCATGGTGTCCTTTCTTTACCATGCGGCTACGGCAAGACGACGGTATCCTTGGCCATAGCGTGTAAATTGGGGTACCGAACGATGATTGTCGTCCACAAACAGTTCCTCGCAGACCAGTGGCGTGAGCGCATCCAACAGTTTTGTCCGGGTGCCACGATCGGTGTTGTCCAGCAAAACAAAAAGGAGATGGACTGTGACTTTGTCATCGCGATGCTTCAGTCCCTTTCCCTCAAGGAATATAGTTTCTCGGATTTTGATACTGTGGGAACACTCATCGTAGATGAGGCACACCATATTTGTGCGAAGGTGTTCAGTCAGAGTCTCTTCAAGCTGTGTCCTAAGCATATCTTCGGACTCTCTGCAACTCCAGAACGAAAAGATGGACTCACCAAAGTCCTTCATTGGTTCATGGGTCCCACATTCTTCGCGGTCGAGAGAAAAAATCAAGAACAAGTTGAGGTGTTTCCGATAACGTTCGATTCAGCCAGTTACATGAACCCACCACCCTCCATGCGAAACGGGAAGATTTCTATGCCCAACATGATCACCCAGATTGTCGAGGACCGTCAGAGAAACAAGATGTTGGTGGAACTCGTGAAGAAGGCTTCCGCGGGGACGAGACAACTCCTCGTCTTGACTGACCGAAGACACCACTGTGAATTTCTTCACCAATGTTTCCCCAAAACATCTGGACTCTACATGGGTGGTATGAAGGAGGTGGCACTCCAGGAATCCTCTAAGAAGAAAATCATCTTCGCGACGTTCAGTCAAGCCCACGAGGGTCTGGATATTCCAACACTCGATACGGTCATTCTGGCCAGTCCCAAGTCGGACATCACTCAAAGTATTGGAAGAATCATGAGAGAAACAAAGGGGAAGAAGAATTCGCCTCATATCTATGATGTGCACGACCCATGGTCAATCTTCACGTCTATGTATTACAAACGAATGAAGGTGTACCGCCAAGGTGGATTCAACATTCACGGAAAGGTCGTAGAGGAAACGAAGAGCGACTTCCCCCAGGGAAAGTGTTTGTTTTTATAATCTGAACATCTATTAAATGTCTGGTGCATTAATACAACTCGTGTCCAAGGGTGTTCAAGATGTATACCTCATGAGCGATGAGGGACATTCCTTTTTCCGAACGAAGTTTGCTCGGCACACAAACTTTTCACAAGCTCCGAAGTATATAAAGACTATTTCTGATAAGGATACGTCTATTATTATTCCCGTCCTCGGAGATGTCATTAATGGATTGTGGTTCGAGGCTGACAGTAATAGTGTCCACAACATCGCCTCGAACCTCTTTTACAATTCGACGATCGATCTTTTCATAGGTGGTCAAAAAATTGATTCCCAACATTTCGATTATTACAGCGAAATATGGCCGAATTACCTGGCGGATACGTACAATAAGTCACAAGAACTCAATAACAAGGCTTCACTTTCCAATAAATTCTTCGTCCCCCTTCACTTTTTCTTCTGTGATCACAAAGCCTTCTTACCTCTAGTCGCACTTCAAAATCATCAAGTCGAAATACGAATTAATTTCGATCAAACTACTCTCGGAATCATTCCAGCGGCCGAAAAGAAGGCGAACATGTATGGCAACTACATTTACCTTGACACAGAGGAGCGTGAGGCACTAGTGAAACGTTCGTTGGACTTTGTCATTACACAGACACAACGTGCAGAATTCCCTTTGAACAGTATAATAGACAACACGACCGACACTGGTGGATACAATACCCTCGATATCTCTCTCTTCAATCACCCAGTAAAGTCACTCTTTTTCGGTTTTGGGACATCCCAAACCAATCCTGCAGCAGATCGTTTTTCGTTCATAAACGCAGACATGTACATCAATGGGACATCGCTCCTCGAAAATATGAGTCCGGTCTATTTCCACACAGTTCAAAATTATTACAAATCTACATATGGTAGAACGTATTACAATATGCCATCACATTCACCTACGTTCACGAGGTACTTCGCGTATCATTTCTGTATGAACGCATCGGAATATAACCCATCGGGCAGCTGTAATTTCAGTCGACTCGATAATGCGAAGATTATACTCCGGGGTGTAGAGGCGGTTAACCGACCATATGTGTATGTGTATGCCGTAAACTATAATGTACTCAGGATCAAGGATGGTTTAGCTGGAATTTTATTCGGTAATTAATGTATATGGCGACACAGGCGAATGGCATTCTCGTGACAGCCGGCCAGATTTATGTCAGTAGTTTAGATGCCGCACCCAGAGAACAAGATGTTATTTCAGGTGTCGCGAGTATCCAAGCTGGTGAGATCACAGCCGACGAGATCACAGTATCGAATCTCAATCTGTCAGGTTCATTGACTGCCACGGGTAATATGAATCTAACAGCTTTCACCAATGTTTTTCAAATGAGTGTGAAACAAATGGGTATAGATGTTATCACCCCAAGTCACGATTTTCAAGTTGGTGTATCTGATGTTATCATTGATCGTCAAAGACCAAATATTGTACAAGTGACTGGTA